AGAAAAGGTTTTGATATGCTTCTAGACGACGGAAAGACGACATTAAGTCTTGATATCAGTGTGGAAAATGACCTTGAAGTTGATGCTGAAGGGGTATTGCACACTCTGACGTTTATCTTTGTCGAAGATGGTGATGATCCGATTGAGATCCGACTATCCTTCGAGGAGATGATCGAAAATCTAATAGATTTCTACCGCGATGACCCCTTGGAGAAGGCGGGCTATCGACAACTGTATTCAATCGCTAATGAATTTGTCCGACACGCAGATCGTTTAAGAGATGTAGCCGGGTATATGGAAGACCGAAATATATCGGGGGATCTGTTTGATGACGACGATGACATCGACCCAGAAAACGAACACAGCCTATAAGCTATACAAATCAGACCGCATGGAAAACTTAGATGCCACTCAGATTGGTGAGGTTGGCGAACACTTTGTGACCTCAGTTTTAGGCGGTTTTGGATTAGAAGTATTTAAGACGAACGGTAAGGGTTACGATCTCATCGTAATGAACGAACCGAATGCTCCCATCCGTGTTGATGTGAAGACGAAGTCCTCATTAGAGGGCCAGCGTATATACAACATCAAAAAAGGTAAGAAGACGAACTACAGGGACTTCGATCCCCAAGCGTGTGACATCTTCGCCCTAGTATGTTTAGAAGATCTCTCCATATCCTTCCATAGATCGGAAGACTACGCAGGGAAGCGTAGCATATACGTCAATGCTGATGAACACAGCACTACTGATCCGTATGAGAGTTGGGTTGCCGCTACACAGTAGGCATAAAAAAGCCGGGATAGTATATATATACCCCCGGCCGAACACGTTCTAATTTTAGCATGGATTTTGTGTTTTGTCTACAGGCTAAATGTGTTATAATTGTCTCAGGGCACCCCTAGCAAAAATTGTTCATTTCGTCAACAGGTGTTGCGTAATGACACTAATAATGGTATAACAAGCGACAGGTGCAATGGCTAAACGAAGAAAGCCTGAACCTTCTAACGGTATAAACCTCATCTACATCCGTGCCGCTATCGAAGCAAATACTGGGGTAAAGCTCAGTTTGGAAGAGGTAAGGCAATACCTAATAGAAGAAAAACTGATTACCCCGTATCAGGCAAAACATCATGCCCAGATATTTAGGGGCTACTCAGAATTTTACGATAATGAAGACTACACCGTGGAAACAATCCGTCCAAGCGAAGCTAAGAAGTTTCTCTAAGTCTTTTTCCGAGGCATGGACAGCGTGTAGCCTTATGATGGTTCAAGGCGATTTATCAGTATTTACCGCACACCACGCAGTGGTTGCGGCGAAAACCGGGTTAATAGCCGGGATAGGCGTCGTCATTGTTTCAAGTTTCATGTCGAAACCCAACAAATGGGCCCTAGCGTGGGTCACTGGTTTTTTAACTATGTTGGCCGACGTGTTTAACCACCCAACCCACTTCGGTGCGTGGTGGATGGAGTCAGCCGCTACAGGTCTTGGGGCTGGTGTTTTGGCAATCGTGTTCAGCACGGTAATAACTAAAAAAAGGCAGGATAATGAAAGTAACTAAAGCTAAATGTGGCGCATCCGTACCAGCGGCTAATGGCGGCTACATGAAAGTCAAGAAGACTGGCTACAACGCAGGTGGTATGGCCGCCAAGCGTAAAAAGTCAGAGATGGATGACCGTTCTAAATTTGCAAAACGCGCAGATGGCGTAAAGGCTTCTAAAGGCGGTGCCGTAAAAAAAAAGTAAAGAGTACGCGTAAAGGTTATAACCAAGGTGGTTATGCTGACCGCGTACCAGTTAACGTATGTAATGCGTGTACTACTCCGCAAGCGTGTGCATCACGCGGGCGATGTGCAAAATCAGGTAAGAAGTTGAGCTAATGCCGAAACTTTGCGCCAGAGGAAAACGAGCCGCACAGTCGAGATACGACAAATATCCATCAGCGTATGCTAATGGTCATGCTGTCCGTGTCTGCAAAGGCGACATCGCCGGACTAGACGGTAAAAAGAAAGCCTCCGGCGTATATGCTCAAGGCGGTGGGTACCTGATGAGTAAAGGCGGCCTAGCCGAGTGGTTCGGACAGAACGACGGCAAGGGTTGGGTCGATTGTAAGACAGGTAAACCCTGCGGAAGAAAAGAGGGCGAAAAACGAGGTTACCCCGCGTGTCGTCCGACAATGGCTCAGTGCAAAACATCGAAGCCTAAACAGGCTAAGACAAGTGGCAAGCGGGTCGAGTGGACTAAACCACCGAGGTAATTATGGCGAGCAAACCCATCGATAAATCGAAGATGAAATGCAACAAGCCTCGTCGTACTCCGGGCGCGTCTAAGAAGTTTGTGGTCAAAGCTTGTAAGGACGGCAAGGAAAAGATCGTCAGGTTTGGCGATCCGGATATGAAAATTAAAAAGAGCAATCCTAAACGGCGTAAGTCATTTAGAGCTCGTCACAAATGTGACACGGCCGATGATAAATTCTCAGCGAGATATTGGTCGTGCAAAAAATGGTAAAATGGGATGGATATAGATTTAAGATTGTTAATCACGTTAGGCGGTATGCTGGTAAGCGTCGCGTCAGCGGCGGCGATTGCGCGTCAACAGATTAAACATCTTGAAGAAGAGATCAAAGAAATGAAGGGCAAGTGTAATACTATGGAACTTCGTCTTGATCGAAACGATATGACGACAAGCATCAATGAACAGAAGCTATCTGAATTATCGACAGTTACCTCGCCGAAAGAGCGTGAGAGTTTAATTCGTGAATTAGAAGGGCTAAAGAAAGATATTGCCTTTTTACACAAATCAGGTACTAATTAATGGCAGAAGAAAAGCAATTAACAGAAAAGCAAATAGCATTTCTTGAAGCCCTAACTGGGGAAGCTAGAGGAGATATCCGAGCGGCTATGCGAGCGGCAGGATACTCAGATGCTACCAAGGTACACGAAGTAGTTAACCCTCTCAGGGAAGAGATTGTTGATCGCGCAAGTATGATGTTAGCAATGAATGCACCTAGAGCCACGTTTTCTATGATCGATGTACTGCACGATCCTTCAGCAATGGGTGCTCGCAACGCAGTTGCGGCGGCGCGAGAAATTCTAGACCGTTCCGGCTTGGTCAAAAAGGAACAGGTAGAAGTCAGGGGGCCAGAGGGCGGAATATTTATATTACCACCCAAACAAACCGAGCCTGTTGAACATGAAGATAACAACGAATAATTTTTGGGATAATAAAAAAAGGCCAAATGAAAACGCTAAAATTCCATATGGTTACAGAGCCAGCAAGGAAGATCCTCTCGTACTTGAAGCAGACGATTCAATCGTGGTTCACGTCGAGCAAGCAATGGATTACCTCGATAATGGGCAAAGTTACCGTGAAGTCGCTACTTGGCTCTCTGAAACTACTGGCGAAACAATCAGCCATCAAGGCATTGCTAATATTTGGAAACGCGCTCGCGGCGATACTAGCCAGCGGAGCAAACAGCTTAATGCGCGTAAACGAAAAACTGCGCCTAAAACTAGAGAAGACAGAGAACTCGCAAGCCTAAAGAAAAAACAGGCGGCGGCGAAACGTAGCTTAACGGCTACAAAGAAAAAATTAGAACAATTAAAGGGTACCGATGAAAATCTATCCAGTGACAGCACCCCAACACACACATTTGAAAACAGGGGGGTTAGCGACGGGTTAGATTTCGATGCTAAACCAAAAGATCGGGAAGTCGTATTCGAGCCTAATCCGGGCCCGCAGACTGAATTTCTTTCGGCATCGGAAAGAGAAGTACTATACGGCGGAGCGGCGGGCGGCGGTAAATCATACGGCTTGCTCGCAGACCCTCTCAGGTACTTCGCCAATAAGAACTTCAACGGACTTATCCTGCGAAGAACCAACGATGAACTCCGAGAGCTCATCTGGAAATCACAGGAGCTTTATCCGAAAGCGTACCCGGGAGCGAAATGGCAGGAGAAGAAGAGCCAATGGGTCTTCCCTTCAGGTGCCAAGCTTTGGATGACTTATCTAGAACGTGAAGAAGACGTTCTACGTTATCAGGGTCAAGCGTTTAGCTACATCGCATTTGATGAGTTAACGCAACACGCAACACCGTTCGCATGGAACTATATGCGTTCACGTTTGCGTACTACAGATCCTGAGTTGCCTATCTTTATGAGGGCAACAAGCAACCCCGGTGGCCCCGGCCACTCATGGGTTAAACGGATGTTTATTGATCCGTCGCCAGCGAATAAAAGTTTCGCGGCTACAGACATAGATACCGGGGATGTGTTATCATATCCCGAAGGACACGAGAAACATGGGAAGCCTTTATTTAACCGTAGGTTCATACCTGCAACGCTTAAAGATAATCCGTATCTATACAGTGAAGGTAATTATGAGGCTAACCTGCTATCGCTTCCTGAGATGCAAAGACGGCAACTCTTGGAAGGTGACTGGGCCATCGCAGATGGCGCGGCATTCCCAGAATTCCGAACGCATCACCATGTGGTGGAACCTTTTGAGATCCCATCAGACTGGCGGAAGTTTAGATCTTGTGACTATGGATATTCGTCGTATTCAGCGGTGCACTGGTTTGCGATAGATCCTGCTTTTGAGACACTTATTGTGTACCGGGAGCTTTATGTAAGCAAACATACAGGGCGAGATCTAGCAAAGGCTATCCTTCAGTTAGAGCGCGGCGATCAGATCCAATATGGTATACTAGATTCTAGTTGTTGGCATCAGCGCGGACAAATAGGCCCGAGTATAGCCGAAGAGATGATTTCTGAAGGATGCAGATGGCGTCCCAGTGATCGAAGTGCGGGAGCTAGAGTTGCAGGACGCAACAGGCTCCATGAGCTCCTCAAGTATGATGAGGAACGCAAAATGCCCGGCATAGTGTTTTTTGATAACTGCCGACAGATAATTGCGGACTTACCTGTCATACCGAATGACCCGAAAGGGGGCGATGATATTGATGTTAGATATCGCAGTGACCACGCTTATGACAGCATACGTTATGGCGTTATGTCTCGCCCGAAAGCAAAATCACCTTTCGATGATTGGGGCACAATGAACAAGGAACCTAGCTGGAAACCCGCTAGTATGAGGCTTGGATATTAAAATATGGCAATAGTAGATAAACCAGAAGACTACCTTCCTGACAGCAACACCGCTTCGTTAGAAGAAGGGGATGATGTAGCTCAAGAAAACCTTGAGATGGATGGTGTTGTAGGTTGGGTAGAAAGTCGCTACTCAAAATCAAACACATGGCGTGATCAAGATGAAGAGCGTTGGCTTAAAGCATACCGAAACTACCGAGGATTGTACGGGCCAGAAACGCAATTTACCGACAAAGAAAAATCACAGGCGTTCATCAAGATTACTAAGACGAAGGTTCTCGCGGCATACGCGCAGATCGTAGACGTTTTATTTGCAGGTTCTAAATTCCCAATTGGTATTGAACCACCTACGGTCACAATGAACATTCAGGATTCAGTTCATTTCGATCCTAAAGAAGTTAATGAAGAAAAAATTTCAGAAGTAGATGGCTCTAAGGTTTCAGCGACGATTGCTCGTCCTGATATCATGGATCGCCTCGGCCCACTTAAAGAAGATCTATCTCGTATTGAAGACGATTTGCGTCCGGGCCCCGGCGTTACTCCTACATCATTTACCTACGAGCCCGCTAAGATGGTTGCTCGTGGCATGGAAAAACTTATTCACGATCAGCTTGAAGAAAGTGATGCAAGTAAGCACTTGCGTAATGTAGCGTTCGAGATGGCCTTGTTTGGCACAGGCATTCTCAAAGGCCCCTTTGCATACGATAAAGAGTATCCGCGTTGGAATGAAGAAGGCGAATATGATCCTCTCTTCAAAACTATTCCGAAAGTCGAGTCAGTTTCGATCTGGGATTTCTACCCTGATCCAGACGCCCGGAATATTAGTGAGGCTGAGTATGTAATCCAACGCCATCGTATGAGCCGTACTCAGCTT